CTGAGTGGCAGGATGGTTTCCCCATAGGGGGCCCCAAGGAGTTTCTATGTACAATTTATTTACAGAAAACGTCAACTCCACTAGACGTTTTGTGGTGGATTTACGGGAAGGCCGTAATCCACCTCCATAACAGAAGCCACGAGGGGGCTAGTGAAATGGAACCCGAAGGCGTAGTCGCGAATTTGATTCGCTAGGACAGTCCAGTCATCAAAAGTGCCACCATATCTGGAAATATAACTATCAGTTGAGATAGTGTAGGTGTTCCTAGGTGCGGTTGAATGATAACTGGGTTTCCCCCACAGATGCGCTGCGTCAGGGATGATTGTCCAGTTGCGAGAGGGAAAGCGTTCCCTCAGAGCGTTCATGATGATAGATTTTGGCTCGTTAACGAGGCCAGCTACTACACTGCTCATGAACATCTCCATCTTGTCCTCGAAGCTGAGGTTCGCGAATTCTTTCTTCGGGATGTTCAGCATGATGGGCGTAATGTCACCATCTACTGAACCGAGGCTTCGGAGGATGGCTCCCAGGTTTCGTGTGTTAACCCAAGAGCCATCGAAGGCGAGGAAAGGTGAGTATTTCAAGAACTGCAATTCTTCTGGAGTCTTCTTCTCATCTACAGTGATCACATGACCGACCGATAAAGCGGCCTTCTGCAAAATTTCGTTTTTAACGATTGGGGGTGCAGTGTCAAAGTGTTCTCTGTAAAGAGTTCCGTCTATCTCAGTCTCGTACAACTCTTCATTGTAGTAAACAATGTAGGTCTGCATCGCGATGGCGATGGACGTGGACGCTACATCATTCACGATAGTGGTTTCAGGACAGCCACTACCTTGAAAAATTGTTTTGGGTTGCATTTTGATGAACTCTTTTGGATTGCTGGGATTCCGGATCAGAATGGGCTCTTTTAGACGGTCATATGACAATTTGATCATGTCAGTTGATACGCCTAATTCCCTAGTCATTGCGGCCAAAATGTAAAAATTGGCTACAGTGTTTCCAGAATCACAAGATGAAATGTCAGCATCAAAGAGGTATAAACCTTCAGAAGATCTATACTGAAAACTCATATCATCCGAAAATATTTGGCCATTTAAGCCAAGTGGGGGATCGGGGTCATAAAGAGAGTTTTCATCCAAAGCTTTGCGGATTGAGATGTTCAGTGGGATTCCACCGTATTCGATTCTATGATTGACACAGAACCAAGACTTTAGATAGGTGAAAATCCAGCCTATACTGAGAATTGATTCATTATATGTCACGTAGAGTCTACCATGCTTGCCTGGTTTGCTTAACTCTTTCTTGAATTTTGCTTCTGGAGACTTAGCACTGATTGGTATGCTATAGTAATGTCCAGCGGCTCCAAGAATGCGTTCAAACCAGTTGTGGTAGATCTTTCTTTTCGGTGATGGCTCAGGCAGAAACTTGAATGTGAAGGAAATGGGATTGTATTTAGTGGTCACATAGTTGTCAGTAACATAATTGAGTCTAGCAGCGAGAGCGTTAAAGAGGTAGTTAACAAAATAACCGCTTCCCTCTATAGCTGATAGAATCGAGTATTTCCAGGTTGGATTCCAACAAAAATTGTTAGAAAAGTACTGGCCGACTCGTCGTCGTGCTAGATAATCGACACTTTTTCCTTCATCCACTTCTCGCGGCAAAATGATTGTTTCATTAGAGCAAATAGACAATAATACTTGATCCACAGTCATGTGGGTTAGAATGCGTAATTGGTTTGTTCTAAGTTCAGATTCATTTGGTCGTGCTTTTGTTAGTCGCGACATGGCTAGACTAACATTTTTCCCATTCGCATCGAGTAGAGTGAAGTCGTTTACTCCTGAGATGCGGGTAAATTGAGTGCGGTAAAGTCTTGGAAACTCATTGACTTGGGTATTAAAAGTCCCAATTGGAATTGTACGATCCAATGAGAAATTGAAACCTTTTGAGTTTAAGACTTGCCAATTACCGTTGTATGTGAGATCAGCTGGAACTTGGCATTCTTCACCATATACTCGAAGGATTGCTCCATGATGCACGGGCAACCCCAACTTCCGGATGTAATCCGAATAGTCAAGAGTGGATGGTTGGATGAAAGTTCTGGCGTGTGGGTCCTTGAGCAATGCAGCCTGAGTAAGAGCTGTAGTCACTGTTGGAGTTCGGCACGCTTGTTGAAGCAGATAAGTGTTATTGATAAAATAACTCACTGTCTCTGCGAACACTTGGTGATCCTGAATTTCGACGTGTTCTTTCCTGAGACAAGCCATAGCTGAATTGAGGAAATTGATACACAAATAGGGATTCGGGAATTTGATGTTGAGTGTTCGGTATGCTTTTCGGCTGATCTTGTAAAATCTTTGAGACTCAATTTGTGGACCTCGTTGATGGGATGGTGTGCTCACGTGCTCGATGTCGTCTGCTGTTTCGAAAGGAACTTTCTTCTCTTCTGATGAAGGTAACACTATTTCAGTGTTTAAAACAACGGCAGGTTCTGGAGATCGAGGTTTGGGTGAGGCTGGTGGTGGCGTGAATTTCTGGGATGCTTTCTCATCCGATTCTTCATCGCTGGTTTTTGAGTCGGAGTCATCTGAATCTGTAATATATTTTCTTTTACAATTCTTAACGATAGGAGTCTTAACTTCGTCTTCGGCATAAAATGCTGCAAATTCAAAGTCGACATCACCCTCGTCACTCAGATCTTCTTCCTCCGATGAGTCCATGAGATCGCTATATAGATCGAGGTGATCATATACTACGGGCTGATGTTTTTCATCAATCTCGTCTTGGACTTCAACTGCTCTTATGGGGCATACACATTGGCCATCGATGTGGAAATGGTCTCCTGGCTCGTAGCAATCCGCATGAAAAGTCACTTTACATAACTTCGGCGGACGCGGTTTGGAAACCTTTTTCTCTTTCAATCGACGTGTTGCTCCTTCAGCAGGTTTGCGTGCGTGGAAATGGCCTTTAACGCAGCATAAGTATGCGTTGCATACTTGTAATTCCTGGTTATTTTCACGGGCAGGTGCCGCGGGAATTTGGTGGTTCCTACAGGTTTTTACAGGGCTCACTGTTGCCTTACTTTTTTTTGGTTGTGGCTGAATCTTGTACTAATAATAATTAGTGCCGCCTGGTATCTAAGGGGTCGACTCCTGCTTTTCTAAGCTTGCATTCGCTCTCTGTAGGGATTGTGTGGGGCAGAGCGAAGTCTCACCTGATCACACGTTCACGTCCTATCAGTA